GCAAGAGGCCGCAGCTAGTATACTACTATATCCGCACAGGTAAGCTGAGCCTGGAGAAGTGCATCTGTGGAAGGAACGTCATCGATGTCGAAGCGGCGGACGCATTCTTCAACGCCGGAGCTCACCCCAACGATGAGGAGTAGACGGATCTGTGCCTGCAAGCACAGCCTAGCTGAGCACGAGGAGGTAGCACAGGGCAAGATCGTCTGCCTTCACTTCGAGAAGGGATCGAACGGAATCAACCTGTCAGTCTGCAGCTGCAAGTCCTACCGAGAGGTTCGAGTCGTATGACGTACGTTATGAGGATCGAAGGCGTTGCCGGTTACGGTCCGGGAGCCAGTGTCGCGACGAACTACGTCGGCAGGTACGTCAAGTACTACAACCCGAACGGCAAGGGAGGACGAGGCGACGTCCAAGCCACACCGCACAAGAGGTACGCACAGCAGTTCGACAGCAAGAAGGAGGCATGGGAGTTCTGGAACACGCAGAGCACCGTACTGCCGCTACGACCAGACGGAAAGCCGAACAAGCCACTGACCGCGTTCTCCGTCATGATCGAACCGTTCGACGATGAGCCAGGAGCCTAGATGGAACCCGAGGTTCAGAAAGCGCCGCCGCTTCCAAGGAGCGAGCTGGACGCCGCCTTCGATGTCAGCCGAGCCGGGGGATGGGTGGTGGTGCAAGGCATGCCGACAACGCCACGGGGCTATGACGTGTGGCCTATCGATGGAACGCCTCAGTACATCGGACAGATCTGGATGGAGGCTTCTCTGGTCGTGTCCTAAGACCGGTAACGTGATCCATACGATGGAACCACCTACGAAGGAGGAAGAATGATGTACTGTGTCGTCGTGGGTCAGCCTGACGGCCGCAGTCAGGTCGCAGGGCCCTACACAGCTTTCCACAGGGCCAAGGGAATCTACGACGAGCTGCGCGGTCTCGATCTGCCCGCTGAGCTGGTTGCCATGAGGAACTGGGTCGAAATCAACACCGACATCGGCCGCACCGTGAAGCAAGTACTCGAACACGAACGAGAGATTCAGAGGAGCGAAATCGTATGACCGAACCGCTGAAGCTCTTCGACTTCCAGCAGGAAGCGGTCGACAAGCTGGCGAAGCAGAAGGCACGGCTTCTCGGCGACGACATGGGGCTAGGCAAGACCATCCAGGCCATCAGGATCGACCGAGAGAACCGCAAGGCGTACCAAGCGGAGGCAACCAACCCAGAACGCTCTCGACTGAAGACGCTGATCGTAGCGCCCAAGTCGGTGTTGCCCAGCTGGCAAGCAGCACTAGAACAGGAGGGCGTTGGGCCGGTCTACATCATCGACGCCAAGAACCGAACACCGTTCGAGCGCGCCGCAGCGGACAGTAACAAGCCAGGCTACTTCCTGTGCCACTGGGAGAGCCTACGACTCATGCCGCTGATGAGGAAGACGCACTGGTTCCACATCATCGCCGACGAGGTCCACAAGGCCAAGAGCAGGAAGGCGCAGCAGACCCAGGCACTCAAGATGCTGCATACCGACTACAAGACAGGACTGAGCGGGACACCGGCAGACAACAAGCCGGACGACCTATGGAGCATTCTGCACTGGCTCTGGCCATCGTACTACACGTCATACTGGAACTTCCTTAGACACTACTGCGAGGTCTCACAGGCACCGGGTGGCTACATGAAGGTGACCGGTGTCAAGAACATCGCCAGTCTGCACAAGCAGATGAGGCCCTGGTATGTCCGACGCACCAAGGAGGAGGTGCTCAAGGACCTACCGGACAAGTACTACACCGACCTCTGGGTGGATCTGTCACCCACACAGCGTCGAGCGTACAACCAAATGAAGCAGGAACTCATCGCATGGGTCGGCGAACACGAGGACAAACCACTCGTCGCCCCGGTGGTCATTGCACAGCTGACACGGCTACAGCAGTTCGCCATCGCCAGTGCGGAGATCACAGGCACCACAACGAAGTACACCAAGGACGGCGACCCCTACATCGCCCCTGTGGTGAGAATGACAGAGCCGAGTTCTAAGCTTGATTCTCTCATGGAGCTGCTGGACGACACCGATCTGGACAGCGAGCCAGTCGTTGTGTTCAGTCAGTTCAAGGGCACTATCCGAATGCTGGAGCAGCGATGCCTGAAGGCCGGAATCTCGATCGCGACATTGACAGGGGACACAAAGCAAGCGGACCGAGGCAGGAACATCTCGAATTTCCAGGCTGGGAAGATCCACGTGTTCGCGGGGACAATCGCTGCAGGTGGTGTAGGCATTACGCTGACGCGTGCATCTACCGTGGTGTTTATGGATCGCGCGTGGTCTCCTGCCATGAACCGGCAAGCTGAGGATCGACTCCACCGCATCGGTCAGACGAACGCCGTACAGGTCATCGACATCATGGCAAGGAGTACTATCGACTACGGACGCAGGCAGCGCATCGAACAGAAGTGGGAGTGGCTCAAGCAGATGTTGGGGGACTCATGATCCTACTCGTCATCATGCTGGTGATCAGCATGACCGTGCACATCGTGATGTCGTACTTCGCCTGGAAGCTCGTCAAGCTCTTCCTGGGTGAGAAGGAGAAGGTGCCGCGCCGTATCAACGGAAACGGCTACCACGACGACCGCCTTTCGAACATTGGACTGGGATGAAGTTCAGCCAGGCAAAGACCGTGTTCATCGAACTGACAGAAGAGGAGGCGACGCACCTCAGGAACGTCATCCAGAAGTACCGCGACGGCCTCGTCGAGGTCGGCTACATGACAGGTAACGACGAGGAGGATGAGTTCGTCGGTAAGTTCCTAGGCTACATCAGCGTGGAGGTCAAGTAATGCTTACGGCAATGGAATGGTCAGTTGCACACCACAGCTACGTCCACGACGACACCAAGGTGTCCGTTGACAAGATGCGGCAGGACGCACAGGAGCGAGCCTTCGACAAGCGGCACCCGGAGCACACAGTGATCCACTTCCACAGCTACAGCCCCGACCAAGGCTGGTGCTTCCAGGACGGCGAGCACGAGCAGTACCGAGCAGGGAAGGGGCGGGTAGCATGAAGTACGTAGTCATCGAAGTCGACGACGACTCAGTGGAAGGAGTGATCGATCACGACCTAGAGGACTTCAACGTCGTAGGAGTGTTCAAGGCGCCTACAGTGTACTGTGATAACACCGATGGCCATCGGGGAAAGAAGACCGAAGCAGGATGGACGAGGGGGAAGAAGTACGGTTGGTGGGTGTGTGGCAAGTGCAAGAAGCCGACAGAGACATGGAGCAAGAACCTGAACGCAGTCCTCGGCGCAGCAAAGAATCTCCTGCCGACGGGGCAAGTCTAAGGATCTTGAGTTAGCTCTTGTGTTCCTGTGATAGGTTCATATATAATAGTAGTATAGCTGAAGACCCAGGGGGAACCGTGCCATTAGCCGATACTACCGTACACGAAATCCACACGTCCGAACGCCGTAGCTACCGAGCCTGCCGTCGTCGGTGGGACTGGATCTTCAACCAGAACTACTACCCTGTTATGACGGCCAAGCCGCTCGACTTCGGCGTTGCCTATCACAAGGGCATGGAGACGTTCTACAAGCCGGAGACCTGGGACTTTCCGCCCAACATCAAGACCGAATTGGCCATCAAGGCGTTCGTGGACACGACGAACAAGCAGCGCAAGAAGTACATGGAGGTGGTTGAGGACTGGAAGCTCGAGGAAGACGTTCAGACAGACTTCGACGAACGTGTCGAGCTCGGGAAGGGAATGATCCGCTATCACGCCGAACGAGTCAGCCCAGCAGAGGATGGGCACTGGAAGCCAGTGCGGGTCGAAATCGCATTTCAGATCCCGATCGTTCATCCCGACAACGGACAGCCTCTTACGTGCGTCAATCCTCATTGCAGGCACCCACAAGGTGCACCTGTCGTTTACGCCGGACGGATGGATGCTCTCGGCGAGGATGCCCACGGAGATTATTGGGTCATTGATTGGAAAACTGCTCGAAGCCTCACCGCCAATGACGAGTTCCTTCAGCTTGACGACCAGGTTGGATCCTATGTCTGGGCATGCAACATACTGGGCCTTCCTGTACGGGGATTCATCTACCATGAAATGAAGAAGGGCTTCCCCCAACCTCCGCCAAAGAACAAGGTACAGCGGCTAGGTTGCTGGTTCAGTAAGAACAAGCAGCAGGATACGAACTACGAAATCTACCGCGACACCGTCATGAAGGAAGACTCCAAGGCCTTCGAAGAGGGTCTATATGACGACATGCTCTACTTCCTGCAAGAAGAGGGACCACGCTACTACCAACGGTTTCAGATCAACAAGAGCCCTGCCGAACTGGAACAAATAGGCAGAAACATCGGCTTAGAAGCGCTAGAGATGATCGACCCCGGAACGCGGATCTACCCTAGCCCCGGGAGATTCGGATGCAGCTTCTGTGCATTCCGGCAACCTTGCCTAGGACAGAACAACGGAGAGGACTACACCTACGCACTAGACACACTGTTCGAACGCAGAGAACACTACTACGTCCGCGAAGACGCTAGCACCGAGAGCAAGGGAGCCGAATAACATGGCAAGGGTTCGCGTACTCCGGTTGATGGAGTACACGTACGTCGACGTCGAACAGATGCAGCGGGACATGGAGCGCTGGACAGTTCAGGGTAGTCGCAACTACGGAGCAGTGCATGTGCGTAGCGCGACACTACCGCTCGAAGTCCTGGAGGACGAAGGCGATGGCTGAAGTACTGACGCCCGGTAGCGTGGCCGGGCTGAAGGTCACGAAGGCACAGCAGCGCAGTCCGCACCTGAACATCCTGATCTATGGCGACTACGGAGTCGGCAAGACGGTCCTACTGGGTTCTGCGCAGGCAGTAGAGGCAATGCAGCCCCTGCTCCTGCTCGACTACGAAGGAGGTACGGAGTCCCTTCGTCGTACCTACCCCGACGTCGACGTTCTACGTGTCCAGAACTGGGAGGACATGCAGAGGGTCTACGACGAACTACATCGAACCGGTGGCAACGGGTACAAAACCATCGGGCTGGACTCCCTGAGCGAGATCCAGAAGTTCTCGATGTACGACATCATGGAGAAGAGGTCAGTTGACGCTCTGGCTCGCGGTGATGAAGTCGATCCTGACATCCCTGGTATCCGAGAATGGGGGAAGAACATTGAGCAGACACGGAAGTTCGTGCGTGCATTCCGTGATCTGCCTGTGCACACCATCTTCACTGCGCTCTCCAAGGACGACAAGGATCAACGGACTGGAAAGCGTAAGACGCTCCCGTCTCTTTCTGGGAGAGTCGCACAAGAGGTCCCTGCCTTTCTTGATGTGGTAGTGTACTACTACATGAAGCGGGTAGGGGATGAGGAGAAGCGCATGCTTCTCTGCAACGCGACAGAAGGGAACACTGCCAAGGACAGAACCGGAAGGCTCCCACTGGTTCTCGAAGAGCCTACCATGGCGAAAATCTTCGAGCACATCCTGGGAGGTACCACTACCACTACCGACAACATCGACATCGAAGCACTCACCGAGAGAGCGAGCTGATCATGGCCATCCGAGTCAACTTCACCGACACCGAGAAGTACGGCAAGTCCTCCCTTGGGATGGACCCGCTGCCGACTGGCAAGTACCACGTCGCCATCACCGACGCGGAGATGCGTGAGTCCGGGCCCAACGCCAAGAACCCGGGCTCGGAGTACATCAACTTCGAGTTCACCGTGCAGAGCGGTCAGTACGAGGGACGGCGGTTGTGGACCAACGCCTCGCTACTGCCCCAGGCGCTCTACACGATCAAGGGCATCCTCGAGGCGACCGGCCACGAGACGACCGGCAACGAGCTCGACTTCGAACTGGACGACCTGATCAACGAGGAACTGATCGTTCGTGCAGTCCTGAAGAAGGCCGGCAAGGTCACCTACAACGGTGAAGAGCGTGAGCTCGACGACCGCAACGAGGTGAAGGGTTTCTACAGGCTGACGGACGAGGCCGCGAAGTCCGGGAGCACGAGTGGAGGTTCGCTGCTTCCGTGACACCCTAGAACGACCGGTCGTGCACCCTGACCTTGTGCACGATCGGTCCCTAGAACGACCAGCTGGGGGCGTCAGGGTGGACCGCGCCCCCAGCTGGTCCCTATGACCGCAGGAAGAGGGAGTGGGTGTGGATGTAAGCGAGCTGCAGGAAATGTTCCTGAAACTAGTACTCGGCCAGAACGAAGGCTTCCTATGCCTAGCGTTTGCAGCGCCAGATAAGAGGGTGTTCAACGAGAGGTTCTTCCGGTTCCCAGATCAGATACCCGAGATCCTGTACGCCATCGAGAAGGATAGTCCTGGTGCGAACTCCTACTTCTGCCCCCAGCTGTTCCGCGAGAAGCGACGGCACAAGGAACTTGTCACGTGTACACCCAACGCATGGGCCGATCTTGACACTTGTAAGCCTGACAACCTCCTAGTGACACCGTCCGTCTCCATTCAAACTTCACCAGGTCGCTACCAGGCCTACTGGATCTTCAACGAGGAGACTGATCCGGAAGACGCAGAGGACCTTAGCCGTCGAATTGCATACTACCACTACCAAGAGGGAGCAGACCGAACGGGTTGGGATCTGACGCAGCTTCTGCGTATCCCGTTCACGAGGAACTACAAGCACGGATCCGACGAGGTAGTCATCCTCAAGGCGAATCGGATCAAGTACACCAAGGCCGACTTCGCAGTATACCCGGTACCGCCCGGCTACGTTATGGCCGACGAGCCTCTACCGGAGAAGCTGCCCGAGGAGTCCGCTGAAGACATTCTTGCGTTCTACCGCAGCCAGCTGAACCCGATGGTCTACCGGCTCTATGAAGTGGAGCCAGACGGCGACTGGAGCAAGGCCCTCTGGAACCTTGAGATGGCGCTTTTCGAGAGCGGCCTGACCAAGGAGCAGGTCTTCATCGTTGCCAACGAGGCCGCGTGCAACAAGTACGTTCGTGACAACCGATCGCCTATCCGTCTGTGGAAGGAAGTAGTCAAGGCCGGAGCTCGACACGAACAGAACCTGAAGGCGCCTACGACAGATGCGCTACTGGCAGGCAACCCCAAATCGATACCCCTGCTAACCGAAGAAGAGCGACAACGCACGCAGGAGGACATAACCTTTGTAGAACGGTACATTGAATGGGCGAAGTCACTCGGAGACGCTGCGGCGCAGTACCATCAGGCGGGTGCATTTATTGCTCTTTCGTCAACTCTTTCAGGATCTGTCCGCTTGCCAACCAGCTTCGGGACGATCCAGCCGAATCTATGGTTTATGATCCTCGCAGACACGACCTTGACGCGCAAGACTACGGCAATGGATATTGCAATGGATCTTATTGCCGAGATCGACTCCGACATAATGCTCGCGACAGATGGTTCTATCGAAGGTTTGATGACGGCCTTACAAACTCGTCCTAGGCGTCCGAGCGTTTTCCTACGGGACGAGTTCGCAGGCCTACTGGAGATGATGACTAAGCGCGACTATTACGCAGGCATGCCGGAGCTGTTCACCAAGCTGTACGATGGCAAAGCTCAGAAGCGGCTCCTCCGAAAGGAAGTCATCGAGATCCGGGATCCTTGTCTGCTTGTGTTCGCAGGCGGGATCAAGAGTAGGATCCTAACGCTACTGAAGGAGGAACATGTCGCTTCAGGGTTTATGCCGCGTTTTATCTTCATTACGGCCGAGTCAGATGTTAGTCGCCTACGTCCACTGGGACCTCCGACGACGACTTCTCAAGGCAACCGAGAAGCGATACGAAACGAACTCGCCGACCTCTTCGTCCACTACAACCAACCGCAACAGATCCTCATCCTCGGAGGTGCAGTCAAAACAGAACGGGCACCCGAATTCGTAGGCCGGATGACAACCGACGCTTGGGTGAGATATAACAAGATCGAAGCTGCAATGCTAGAAGCCGGACTTGCTAGTGCGCGGCCAGAGATCATGACACCCACCTTCGACCGGCTCAGCAAGAGCATCCTGAAGTGTGCACTCCTCATCGCAGGATCGCGTCAGCTGTCCGAAGGCGACATCGAGATCAACGAGGCCGACATTATCAAGGCGGCCTACTACGGTGAAGGCTGGCGAGCGTGTGCAATCGACGTCATGGACTTTGTCGGTCGCGGTGCTAACGAACGACAGCTCGAACTGCTGGTCGGAGCTATCAGGAAGCGTGGCAATGCAGGTGTCGAGCGTAGCTTCCTGATGCGAGCGTACCATCTGAACGCACGAGAAATGGAGGAAGCACTGACCACTTTGGAACAACGAGGCGTTATCTCAAGACAACGTATCCCGGGCAGCAAGGGCGAGAGGTTGGTAGCGAATGTCTAAGAAGGACAAGGTGCTCTGCGTGGTCAGCGGTGGACTGGACAGCGTCACGATGACCTACGACATGATGTTCAAGGGTTGGGACGTGTCGGTTATCAGCTTCGACTACGGCCAGAAGCACAACCATCAAGAGCTTGCGTGTGCATCACATCACGCGATCCAGAACGGATGGCAGTACGACTCGATCAACCTGCGTGACATCGGTGGCCGACTGAGGAGCGCACTGATCATCGACGGAGAAATCCCAGAGGGTCACTACGCTGCAGAGAACATGAAAGCAACGATCGTACCAAACCGCAATGCGATCATGCTTTCAGTGGCCTGTGGTATCGCGGTCTCGCGGGGCGTTCGGTACATTGCAACCGCTGTGCACGGTGGCGATCACCCAATCTACCCGGATTGCCGACCGGAGTTCATATCGGGTCTGTCGCTAGCACTGCAGCTAGGCAACGAGGACTTCATGGGTATCCTCGCACCGTACATCCAGAAGGACAAGAACTACATCGCCCAGCGAGCAGTCGACATCGGGTACGACTACAAGAAGACGTGGAGCTGCTACAAGGGAGGGATCAAGCACTGCGGCCGTTGTGGAACATGCGTGGAGCGGATGGAGGCGATCTGGTCGACCTCGTTGTTCGAGGGCAAGTTCCGTGACGAACGAGTCGACCTACTGTTCGATGCAACCCTCTACGAGGATCAGTACTACTTCTTCGAGGCACTGGAAAGCGAGGCGAACCGATGAGCGACATCGTCCTGCGAGTCAGCCATAACGTGGAGATCGCACACAGACTGACCCTGCTCCCCGGCAAGTGTCAGAACATCCACGGGCACAGCCTGATAGTCACTCTGCGACTGAATGCCGAGACCAACGGGAACGGCTACGCACTAGGTACCGACGGTACGCCACTCGAGTTCGGGATGATCAAGAAGACATTCCGAGGCTACCTCGACCGGGAATGGGATCACCACCTACACCTGAACGAGGAAGACCTGTGGACACGAAGCCTGAACCCAGACGCGACTACCCTCGACCGCGACTACTTGCCAGGTCTCGTCACCTGGCCAGGGGATCCATCGACTGAGAACATCGCCAGGTGGATCCACGAGTGGGCCTGCGAGAACTTCAAGGCACTACAGCCCATGATCGATATCCGTGAGACCGGAACTAACGGAGTGGAGTTCTTCGGATGATCGAGCACATCGAGCAGGTGCTAGCGGAGAACGGTTACGACACCGTCGTCAAGGGTGGGAAGAACAAGCCGGCTCCGATCCCGATCCCAGCTTGGGATGGACGCAACGTCCCAGCGGAGGAAGTGAGAAAGCGCAGGGCACGTAACAAGGCTGCTGCGAAGACCAGGAAGAAGAACCGGCGATGAAGGGTGAAGACGTTGTCCGAATCTCCGAGATATATGTCAGTGTCCAGGGTGAAGGTCCTCGGACTGGCCAAGGTACATGTTTTGTTCGGTTCGGCGGATGTAACCTGCGTTGCCCTGGCTGGCCGTGTGATACACTATACGCAGTGGACGTGGCTCACCGAGGAGAGTGGAAGCGACACGGCGACGGCGAAGTCCTTGGCGGCGTACTTCGTGTCTGCGAAGAACTCAACGTTTCGAACGTCTGTCTCACCGGAGGAGAACCTTTTATCCAGCATCACGATTCGCTCCGCCGAATCGTGGAAGGACTTCGTCGAAGCGGTATCGCGGTTGAAGCGTTCACCAATGGTCAGGTTCATTACCCAGAATGGGCCTTCGAACAGGTAAACTTTATCATGGACTGGAAGCTAGGGGGCTCAGGCAACCCAGCTGGAAAGGATCCTGATACGCTCAACCTGATGGTCGAGAACATTGCCTTCCTGAAGGAGACGGACGCGATCAAGTTCGTCATCGGCGACATGTCCGACTTCAACGAGGCACTGGAGTACTACTGCGAGTACGAACATTCCACGCTAGCTCAGTGGTGGGCAGGAGTTGTGTGGGGTCGCGAGAAGATGACGGAGGAACGCCTAGTCACACTGATCCAGTCCGAACGGTTGCCCTGGAGCCTGAACGTGCAGACGCATAAATATATTTGGTCCGCTACCAAGAGAGGCGTGTAAGTGGCCAGAGGGCCAATGAGTGAAGCAACGAAGGCCAGAATCAGCGCAGCGCTAAAAGGGCGCAAGCATGGTCCAATGAGCCCCGAAACGCGCGCAAAGATCAGTGCAGCCAGTAAGGGGCACCGCCACGCCGGATCTCGTCGCCCGAGAGGACCGATGAGTGCGGCGACGCGAGCCAAGATCAGTGCTGCACTGAGAGGCAAGCATCACCGTGGACACCCAATGAGTGCGGCAACACGAGCTAGAATTAGTGCTGCACTGAAAGGACGTAAGCGTGGTCCAATGAGTGACGCGACGAAAGCTAAGATCAGCGCATCGCTACAGGCATACTGGGCAAGAAAGAACGGCTAGGAGGATAACATGGGTCACGACGAGGTCTTGGGGGAAGCTATGGACCAGTTGCACGGAGGCTGGAACAGAGAGGGACCAAGCGCGCAGACGCTGTACAACGGTACGGTGACTCGATCGATCGACTATGTCGATCTGAGAGCACCGCAGCCCGACGAGGACGTCAACGCTCTCATCGTGCGGGAGATGATGGAACTCCTGCAACACATCACAGGGACGAACTTTCTGGAGCACGAGCACATGCAGCGGACGCCAGAGCGGTTCGTCAACATGTTACGCGAGCTGACGACGCCCGAGGTGTTCGAGTTCACGGTCTTCGACAACACACAAGGCCTGGACGAGATGATCACCCTC